ATGGCTACCGTCGTCTCTATCTGCAATCTCGCCCTTTCCAATATCGGCAAGGACAATATCAACGATCTCACCGAACAGAGCGCGGAAGCGCGCGCCTGCAACCAGTTCTATGCGCAGACGCGCGATGTGCTGCTGCAGTCCTTCCCTTGGGCTGCTGCCGGCAAGACGCTGGCGCTCGGCGCGCTGGACAACGACAAGCCGGGTGTCTGGCGCCATTCCTATGCGCGGCCGGCCGACTGCCTGCAGATCCGCTGGATCAGGCCGCGTTATTCCGCTGACGCCGCCGCACCGCCCAAAGAGCTGCACCCCGATCTCGACGAGGCCGGGCGCGAGCTGCAGTACCCCTATGCGCTGGAGGGCGACCGGCTCTATTGCGATCTCTCGCCGGCCCTGCTGCGCTACACCTTCCGCCTGACCGATCCGAGCAGATATGCCCCGCTCTTCGTCGAGGCGCTTTCCTGGCATCTCGCCGTGCGGCTCGCCATGCCGTTAACGCGCGATCCGAAAATCCGCGCCGATGCGATGGCGATGGCGCAAAACAGCCAGCGGGCGGCCGAACAGGCCGAGGCCAATCAGATGAGGCACACGAGCGAGAATTTCGTCAGCGAGCTGATTGCGGTGCGCACCCATGGCTGATTTCCGCGCCTACCAGCCCTCCTTCACCGCCGGCGAACTCTCGCCCGCACTCGGCGCGCGTGTCGATCTCGCCAAATATCAGAGCGGTCTGCGCACGGCGCTGAATGTCTTCGTGCATCCGCATGGCGGTGTCTCGAACCGGGCCGGGCTGCAATTCGTTCATGAGATCAAGAATAGTGCGCTCCGCGCACGGCTGATCCGCTTCCAGTTCAATACCGAGCAGACCTATATCCTTGAGTTCGGCGACCACTATATCCGCATCTTCCGCGATGGCGGGCTGGTGCTCTCGGGTGCGGCCCCCTACGAGGTCGCGACCGCCTATACCTCCCCTGACGTGCAGGATCTCGTCTTCGTGCAGGAGGCGGATGTGCTCTACCTCTGCCACGTCAACCACCCCGTGCGCAAACTCGGGCGGCTGGCCGACAACAATTGGACATTGACCACCGTCCTGTTCAAGCCGCTGATCAATCCGCCGGCGGGCACGCCCACGGTCAGCAAACCCGGCGATACCGCGGGCAAGCCGGGCTATGTGGCAACCACATATCGCTATCGCGTTTCCGCCGTGGCCGACAGCGGCGAGGAAAGCCTGCCGTCCAACGCCGGCGCCGTCGTCAACGATCTCGCCATCCAGGGCGGCATCAACCGTGTCAGCTGGGCGGCGGTGTCAGGCGCGGCGCGCTATATCGTCTACCGCGACGACAACGGTATTTTCGGCTATGTCGGCGGCACGACGGGCTTGAGCTTCGATGACGAGAATATCACGCCCGACCTTTCCGACACCCCGCAGAGCGGCCGCAACCCTTTCGATGCGGCAGGCAATTATCCGCGCTGCGTCACTTTTATCGAGCAGCGCCTCGCCTTCGCCTCGACACAGAACGACCCGCAGGCCGTCTGGCTCAGCCAATCCGCCAATTACGAGAATTTCGGCGTCTCCTCGCCCGCCAAGGCAAGCGATGCCGTGACCTTTCGCATCCGCGCAAGGCAGGTGAACGAGATCCGCTCGATGATCTCGGTGCGCGGCCTGCTGCTGCTGACATCGGGCTCCGAATGGATCGTCACCGGCGGCTCGGCGGCCGATGCGATTTCGCCGTCCGCCATCAAGCTCGACAACCAGGGCTATCGCGGGGCCGCCAGGGTGCAGCCGATCGTCGTCGGCAATACCGTGCTTTTTGCCCAGCGCCTTGGCGGCGTGGTGCGGGATTTCTCCTATGATTATACGCAGGACAGCTATGTCGGGAAGGATCTGACCATCCTTGCCCGCCACCTCTTCAAGGGCCGCGAAATATCAGCCTGGGATTATGCCCAGGCGCCCGACTCCGTCGTCTGGGTGGTGCTCGACGACGGGGCGTTGGTCTCGCTCACCTACATGAAGGAGCAGGATGTCTGGGCCTGGACGCGCCACGAAAGCGGCGCCGATGCCGTCTTTGAAGATGTCACTGTCATCGAGGAGAACGGCGAGGACGTGCCCTATTTCATCGTCCGCCGCACGATCAATGGCCAGCAGAAACGCTATATCGAGCGGCTGCACAGCCGCGCCTTCGAGGATGTGCAGGATGCCTTTTTCGTCGATTGCGGCCTCACCTATTCCGGCACTCCGGCCACCACACTGAACGGCCTCGGCTATCTCGAGGGTCAGACGCTCGTGGCGCTCGCAGACGGCAATGTCGTGCGCAACCTGACCGTCACAGATGGCAGCGTGCGGCTGCAGAACGCCGCCTCGAAAATCCATATCGGCCTGCCGGTGACGGCGGCGATCCAGACGCTCGATCTTGATGTCGGCCAGGCGCAGGGCCTCGGCACCGTGCAGGGCCGCAGCAAATCCGTCTCCGAAGTAACCTTCCGGGTGGAAAATACCCGCGGCATCTTCACCGGGCCACAGGATGGTGCGCGTGAGGACGGCACATTGGTCGAATACAAACAGCGCCGCAACGAGAACTGGAACGAGGCGATCAGCCTCTATACCGGCGACCTGACCATCACTCCCTATTGGGACTGGAACACCACCGGCGCCATGTGGGTGAAGCAGTTCGACCCGCTTCCGATGACGATCCTGTCCATCATGCCGGATGTCACCCTTGGCCGCTGAGATCGCCATCATCGAGGCGCGGGCGAGCCATATACGCCAGATTGCCGGACGCATGCGCCAGGCCGACCGCGATGAGGTCTTCGCCGCTTCCGGGCGCTCGCCGCTTTCGGCGCTTTCCTTCTCCTACCGCCACTCTTCCCTTGCCTGGACCGCACTCTTCGATGGCCGGCCGGAGGTGATGTGGGGTGTCGGCGATATCAACGTCCTGACCGGCATCGGTGCGCCCTGGCTGCTCGGCACGGACGCAGTGGAGAAGAATTTCCGCAGCTTTCTCAAGATCTCACGCAATTGGCCGGCTCAACTGTTGAGCCGCTACGGCTTGCTTCGAAACTTTGTGGATGCGCGCAACACGATCTCCCTGCGCTGGCTCCAATGGCTGGGCTTCCAGCTGTTCGAGCCGGTCGAGATCAGCGGGCATTCATTCCGGCTATTCGAAATGCAGACAGCCCCTAAATCGGGAGAGACGAATGTGTGATCTTGGTCTTGCGCTGACACTGGGCTCGACGCTTCTCGGCGCCGCCGGCCAGGTGCAGCAGGCAAAGGCAACGGCAGAGGCGAACAAATACAACGCCCAGGTCGCCGAAATGAATGCGCAGATCGCCGATAAACAGGCAAAGGATGCGATTGAGCGCGGCAAGCAGGAAGAGCAGCAGAAGCGCCTGCAGACATCCCAGCTCGAAGGCCGCCAGCGCGCGGCGATGGCCGCAAACGGCGTCGATCTCTCCTTCGGCTCGCCGCTCGACACCATCGTCGATACCGCCAAGATGGGCGAGATCGATGCGCTAAATGTGCGCACCAATGCCTATCGCGAGGCCTATGGCTATAAGGTGCAGGGTACCAATCAGCTGGCGAGCGCCAAGCTCGACCGCATGCGCGCCGACGCCGCCGTCAAGGGCGGTTATCTCGATGCAGTGGGAACGATCCTCGGCGGCTCGGGCAAGGTTTACACCCAGGCGAAAACGCTTGGATATATCAAGTGAGGTGAAGAATGCCGACTGTTCCGACCTATCAGGATACGCAGCAGCGCGTCGCGCTCCGCCCGGAATATACCGACGGCTTCACGGTCAGGGCCGATGCGGAGGCCTTCGGCGCCGCCATCGGCCGCGGCATGCAGAATGCCGCAACCGGTCTCGGCACGCTCGGCGAGGCCGTCGTGAAGGTCGAAGAGCTGGACAATGCCAACGCCGCCAAGGACCGCCAAACGAAATTCGGTGACTGGTCGCGCGAGGCGCTTCATGGCAAGGGGGGCTTCCTGACACTGACCGGCCGCGCCGCTGTGGAAGGCCGAGCCGCCTTCGAAAAGCTTGCCGAGCAGAAACGCGCTGAATTCGGCAAGGGCCTGAGGCCAGGTGCGGCGCGCGCCTATGACGAGGCCACCCGCAGCAGCATGAACACGCTCCTGGACAGCACGATCCGCCACACATTTGATCAGCGCAAGGTTTGGTTTGCCGAAACCTCCGCAAACAGCATCAAATCCTCGGCCGACGATGCCATCGCCGTTTATAACGATCCGGCCAAGGTCGCTGCCGCCATCCAGAAAGGCGTCACCGAAATTGAACACGCCGGCCGGATGCAGGGCTTGAGCAAGGAGAAGCTCGACCAGCAGACTGCGCAATACATCTCCGACACGACGAAGAAAATCGTACTGAAGGTGGCGGCCGAAAGCCCCATCAAAGCCGAACAATATGTTGCTGCCGCCGGCGACAGGCTGCTGCCCGCCGCCCGCACCGAACTGCTGACCACGCTGAAATCCGCCGTCACCGACGAGAAGGCGAAACGCAACGCCGAAGACATCATTGCCAATCTTCCGCCGACCTATACCGGCACCCCCGATACCAACACTGCCGCCGCCCCCTCACCCCGCCAGGCACAGGCAGGCAACGGCAAGGCAGGCGAACGCCCGCTACAAACCGAGGCGCAAACCACCATCCATCCCGCCGATACAGGCACTAAAGCCAACGCTCCACAAGCCAGCGGCCTTGAGGCCAAAGCTGCCGGAAATGGTGGCAATAAGACCGCGGGCACCCAACCGGCCGCCGCACCTCAAATCACCGGCCCTCAAGCTCCGTCCCGCCAGCCGAGCGGCCCGGAAAATTTCCGCACTGTCGCAAACGCAATCACCTTTCCCGGCAAGGCGAAGGACGATGGCGCGCTCGCAGGCTTCGTGAAGAACGCCGCCGGCACATCCGTCGATCCCTCGTTGAAGCCCTGGCTTTCCCACGTCGCCGGCGCCATCCTCGGCATGGCGCCGACGTTCGCTGGTCCCATCAAGGGTGCTGCTGCCGATGCCAACAGTTTCCGCCGCTTCGGCCTACCGACCGAAACGCCCCGCGCCGGCGACATCGTCGTCCTCCGCCCGGCACAGAACGGCGGTACCCGAAACAATGGCGGTAAGGGCAGTGACCACACGGGCCTTATCGGCTTCTTCCGCGGCTATGATGCCGACGGCAATATCCTCGTTTTCGGCCCCGACCCCAGGCATGCGGGGGAAATCGCGCTTTCCGCCCACGCCCCGAACCGTGTCAGCAGCTTCCGCACCTCCGGCACCGTCGACCCCAGGACGATGGCACTGCCGAACTATAATCCCGATGGGCTTCTGGCGATCGAGGAGAACCTGAAGAAGATCACCGACCCCGACCTTCGCGCCGCCACCGCCGCCAGGCTGGACGGCTATTTCGTCTCGCAGAAGAAGGCGATCGACGCTACCCGCTTCCAGGCACAGGAATGGGCCAACAACCAGGTCATATCGGATCCCAATTTCGACCCGACGACCCAGCCGCTTCACATCCGCGAGGCCCTCGGCCCGACAGGCATGATGACGCTCCTAGACTACAAGGAAAAAGTCCGTGCCCACGGCCAGCCGACCACGGACCCCCACATTCTCTACGATCTCCAGACGCAATTCGCCATCGATCCGGCTGCTTTCGCACGGACAGACCTCTTCGAATACCGCGCCAAACTCTCCGACAAGGACTGGGAAAAGGTCACCGGCTGGCGGCAGATGGCCCTCACCGACCAGCGCAAGGCCCGCCTCGAAAGCCTGGATCTCAAGACCGCTTTCGAGCTCGCCCGCCCGCTGCTCGAAGGCCTCGGCCTCATCAACACCAATCCCGGCTTCTTCTCATCCGGCGACACTCCCCGCCGCGCCGCCCAATTCCAGACTATGCTGGTCGACCAGATGGACGAGTTCAAAACCACCCATAACGGCCAGAACCCGACCCAGAGCGACGTCCAGAAAATGATCAACCGCCTGCTGCTGCCGATCGTCATCAGCACACCAAGCCACGGCCGCGGATTGCCACCGACCACAACCTCAGCCCGCCTCTTCGAGGCCAACAATCGGGCCGATGACGCGAGCTACGATATCACCGTGCAATATGAGGATATTCCGCGGGATCTGAGGATGGCGATTGAGGCTGATTTGACGAAGAGAAACGGCAAGAAGCCGTCGCAGAATCAAATTGCGAATGAATACGAACTCTTCATGCTCAATCGCTGACGCCGCACACTAGGGAAAACAGGCGGCCTGGCACCGCATGGGAACTTGGTCGGCTCCCTCTCGAACTGCCCTTTTAGCCGCTCCACCGCCTCCGCCGTCCACCCAGACGGATTCCGTCACCGCGATCCGCGCATCGATAACAGGATGAAGACGATGGCCGCGGCAAAGACCAATAGAAGCGGCTCGAGGATGGCTATGGGCGGAAGCCGCATCAAAACGCACAAGGAATTTTGCCAGGCCGACGACTGCCAGATGAAAACGCCGCGATCAGCACGCCAACCACCACCGCCACCAATCGGTGACCCGCGCGGCCGCACGCCGCACTGGCAGGATCTCGATATGGCCTACGGCTCAAAGAGAATCTTGGGCCGCCCATGGCTATCGAAGCCGGAACCGGCCGCTCGACATCCATGAAGGTATTCATCCTCGCCCACTCCGGTCTCGGAGCCGAGGCGAAGCAAATCGATATCCTCCAGGCGCTTGGCGGCGCCCTCGAAAGACCGGAAGTCGGTCATGGTGATGTCTCCGATGAAAAAGAAAAGCCGTCCACGAGGACGGCAGAAATGCAGCTACGACGCGAGGTCGAGGTCTTGTATGGTCAGGTCAAATCGTTCGTTATCCGGCGTGCGAATCGCGCGCGCGGCTCACCGTTCAGCCGTTGCCCACAATCCAACGGTGCTTGAACTCATAAAAATTAAGGTCACAATTCCGGTAGCTATTTTCAGCTTCCATTCCGACGGTCGGACTGGAAGCTGCAGCGCCACGAGACATGTTGTCGACGTGGTTGTGAACGAAGGACACATCGCTGGCGCCGCCAATCCAGTATCCATAACTTTTGGGTTGCTTACGGCTGTTCTTCACGATGTTGCCCATGATGACACCATCAACACCCTTGTCACTTACGGAAATCCCTACCGCCTCGCCGTTATCTGGTTCAGGCCCAGTTCCATAAATCTCCTCAACGATGTTGTTAACGATTCGCGGTCGCCCGCCACTGACTTCAATCCCCATACAGAACTGAGTTGGCGTGTATGTCGACCCGAACACATTCTTGATGAGACAGTTCCTCACCACCGCGTCGTCCCCATCGATTTTGATGCCTCGCATAAGGGCAGTTTCGATGTTGAGGTTACTGATCCGCAATTCGTCGGATTTCGGCGCATTAATTCCAAAGCCAAACCCTCGAATGCGGCCGCCTCTGCCAATCACGGTGCATCCGTGATTGTTGCCAGCGAAGAAGATACCAGAATTCTGCCTGGTTGTCGGAAAGTCCTTGGGACAGATCAAATCTCCGTGCAGCAGGATTGTGACACCGTGGACATCCTGAGCAACGACAATGGCAGAGTCATCTCCGTTAACCGCCGTGTAATCTGATTTGATGACATACTCCCCAGGTTCGGAGATCACGCGCGGAAGTGCTGAGGCTTTCAATTTCTGCGGCACGGCAAAAGATGTGGCGCCGACAACGCCAAGACAACCTGCTGCAATGAGCGAAGCCCTTCTCGTCAACATTTGATCAATCCCAACACAGGACACATTCAGGATGTACTATGAATAAATTGCAGCAACAGCAACAGGCTATCCTTCCCTTCCCACCGATTGAATTGCCTCGACAACACCCACTTGTGCGAAAAGGTCATTTGACGATACGTATGCCCGAAGGTGAACGGGGAGAGTAAACATGCCGGACGTGGCAAACTTCGTTGTCGACACGAAGCTCGACATGACAAAAAGCTCATATGAGCAAAGGGTCGAAAGAGCGCAGCGACTGGCAAATCCAAAACACTGGTGGATGAGACTTCTTCCCTTCCTGTCTCCGTCCGCGCCTGCCCCCAAAGCTGACGCCTCCGATGATTCCGCGCGCCAGAGAGAAATCGAAGCTCGCCTTGCCAAGTGGTACGAGCATTCCCCACCAGATCGCCTTTCGCCGGCAGAGATCGAAGACTTCTCAAATGCCTGGAGCTGGGAAGAGCTTGCGCAGCACCGTGACGAGCGCAAATCCAGCTATGCAGAGCGCCCGATCGAAACCACATTCCAGGGCATGCTATTTCCGATGATCCGGAGGGTCATGCAGATCGATCCGAGCCTCACGTCGATGATGGCGATCGGATGCCGTTATGCATATGACCTTCAGCTGATCGGCAAGGAGTATCCTAGCCTTCAACTCTCCGGTGTAGATCTGCATATCGGCCTCGATCGGCTCAATGAAGAATTCCCTGAGATCACGATCCACCAAGGATACGCTCTCGAAATGCTGGAGCGTGGAGAGATCGGGGCGGATATCTGCACGTTTGTGTCGACAGCCACATGCTTCAAGCCGCGCGAACTTGACGCATACTTCGCCGCGCTCGCAAAACAGAGCAAATACGTCGTCCTGAACGAGCTTGTGGATCAGCTACCGTCTGGTCTCGTTCCAAATCCAGGGACGATCGAGGATTCCGTTCCCTCGCTCTACAAGGGCTCTTCTGATCAGACAGTTCACTTTATCCACAACTACAAAGCTTCCGCGGAGCGGGCAGGCTTCCGAGTGCTTCATCACCGCGCCTACAAGCCTGATTGGACAGACGTCTATCGCTTGGAGATGGTTGCGACTACAACGCGGTAGAACAGATCGGAGATGAACACTGAAGCACAGAGCGCCGGTGCCGGCCATGTAACATCGGTTGACGCGGCGCGAGGTCTTCTCGCATTCGGCGTTATGGCGTTTCATGTATTTAGCAATGAGGGCATCGCTGATGTCGAAAACGTCGGCTACTACGCCGTCTACGCATTCTTCGCCATCAGCGGCTTCGCGTTATGGATTTCCTACCACGGGAAATTCCAGACGAGCGCGGACATCCGCTCGTACCTGATCAAGCGATTTTTCCGTATTGCCCCGCTATATTATACTGCTCTTTCGCTCCGCCTGCTTCTATACCCGCTTCCGCCCACGTGGCATCTCGACTTACCAGCTAACCTCAGCTTGCTTCTTGGATTCTACAATCCCGGCGCTACCTCGCTGGTGACCGGAGGATGGTCGCTGGGAATCGAGTTCGTGTTCTATCTCATGCTGCCGATCCTGTTCGTGACGGTCCGGAACATGACGGCGTTGGCGCTCGTCACGGCAGCCTCCCTTATGATGCAATTCCTGTTCATCAACTTGGTTCTTGGTAGTGCCCAGGTGATGACCGCGCCGACTTGGTCGGCATACTCACAGCCGGCTAGTTTTGTGGGTTACTTCATGGCGGGATGCCTGATCGCAGAGACCTACCGCACCAGCGAGACCAAGAAGCATCGATATGCACTACCCTTGGCCTTTGCGTCAGTTGTCATTTTCTCGATGATCACAAGCCCTTTCCCGATCGGCTTCCTTACGGGGTGGACGGGTATTCTGCTCGCAACTTTGACTGTGGTGTTTGTTGCTGGCGTGGCCTTCGCCCCTTCGGCAACAGGGAATGTTCGTCGAGCCAGCATCTGGGTCGGCGCAATGAGCTATCCTGTTTATTTGCTGCATCCCCTCGTGCACTACTTCTTTTCACACACGATAGTATTCCCAACGAGCGCCCTGAGGATCATCCTCACGTTCACCGGAACCGTCGTACTTTCGATGGCTGTCAGCCGATACGTGGAAATTCCGATGCGGAATCTAGGCAGGCGCCTGGCCGCTAAGACCTAGAGCCGCCACGATCCGTCCCGCCGCTTTCCCATCAATCGTACCCCAGCGCTCCGCATCTTCCTCCGATTGACCACTGTAGGACGCGAAGTCGTTGGTCATAAGCGAAAGCGTTCCCTTGAAATCTTCAATCGTGTTCACAGTGACGCAGCCTGCCGCGGCATCATAATCCGGATAAGCGAACTTGTAGCAATCAAAGTTCAGGACCGGACGGCCCGCAGCCAAGGCATATCGTATAATCGAAGAAACTGATGTCACCAAGAGATCGTTCTCGGCAATCAACGTCGTGATGTCTCGAGTATCGAATTCCACACCGATAGCGCGCAAGCTCTCACGGGCGGCCGGATGCGATTGAACCGTAACATGGCCATGCTTCATCGCTTCTTCGAGCCAAACATGTATCAATTCACGGTAGGGCATAGGCCCTCGATCAATAGTATAATCGGGCGGTAGAGCACAAAGGATGCGCAAGGAACCCTCCCGAGGTGGTGCCTGTCTGATCGCCTCGTGCAAATCGTCGAGAGCCAGTGAGCCGACATGAGCAATCTTGGCTGAGGGAATACCCTCTTTCTCATAATGAGCCACCATTTGCGCACTTTCAGCCAATAGTATCTGAGCGTTCCCCCCATGCACGGCCCATGGATTTGGTGGCGCTACGCCCATAAGTTCATAACCGAGCACGTAGCGAAAAGGAAGCCGCAAGACTTCATACCCGTCGATCACTTTCACCCACGCCGGTGGAAGCTTCGCGAAGATTTTCGCAAGCAACCCGGAAACGAGGAAATCCCCAAGATTTGGCCTGATTGCTGCAATAGCTTGCTCTATCCCGGAATATTCATAAGGCAGGATAATCACCGGGATATTGCGTTTCTTCGCGGCAGCAATCCACGCCAGATTTCCACCGACCCCATCTTCCCCGACGATCACAGCCTTGGGTGTGGCGCGGTCGTACTCTTTCTGAGCGGCGACAAAGGAGCCACTGACGGTCTTGGAAAACCCCTTGCTACCGGGGATCATCACTGCAAGCCTTGGCCACGCAGGAAGCGATTGACCTTTGAAGCGAGGAAGAAGTTCAGCGCCAGGCTCGGTTAGGAGCTGCTCATGCTCAACGAGGAGGCGGACTGTCTCACCACGATCACGGAGGATACGCGCAAGGCGACGAAATTCGACGAGTTGGGAGGGCAGACTGGCGAGAATGAGGAACATTCTGCCAATATGCCAAATGCTATTCCCATGTAAAGATAACTTACGGCCGCTCCGAGACAGGATTGCGACAAGACGAGACCATTCCCCTCAAGTGAGAGAATAAAGATGGTCAATTCGCAGACGAATATTTTGGGACATCAGGCTGACAACCTTCCCGCGCCTATGGTTGGCAAAACCAGAGGCATAATCCATGACCATTTCAAGCGATATAAACCGATCCGGTCCCTATAACGGCGACGGCGTCGCCACGGCTTTTGACTACAAGTTCAAGATCCTCGAACGAGAGCATCTGCAGGTGATCCACACGGATGCCTCCGGCACCGACACCATCCTGGTGCTGGATGCCGATTACACCGTTGACGGCGTCGGCAATGATGGCGGCGGCAGCGCGTTCCTTACTCCCGCCCCGGCAGTCGGCACCAGGATAACGCTCCTGCTGAATGTGCCCTTCACCCAGGAAACCGACCTGGAAAACCAGGGCGCCTATTATGCCGAGACCATCGAGCAGGCGCTAGACCTGATCGTGATGCGACTGCAGCAACTGAAGGAAAGATCGGCCCGCTCCATCACCATTCCACCAAGTTACGATGCTGCCACCATCGATCAGCTTATTTCTGACGTGCTGACGCTCAGCGTCAAGGGCGCGGCGATCGAAGCCGTCGCGGCCGTGGCGCAATATCTGGAAACGGTTGCCGATATCTCGGCCGATATCCGAGGCGTTGCGGAACTGGCGGCAATCGCCGCACAAAAGGCTGGTGAAGCCGCGCAATCGGCGAGCACCGCAAATATGAGCGCCGATCTTGCGACCGCCTACGCTACAAATCCGGAAGATACCCAGATTCCCGGCTCGAGCGGCCTTTTCTCTTCCTTTCACTGGTATCGGAAGACGCTTGCGCTCTACGCCTCGGTTGCCGCCGGCGTCGCCGGAATGTTTCATAGCGCGGCGGCAAAGGCCGACATCGGCGACAGCGACGAATTCGCAATTGCCAACAGCGCTGACGGCTGGACGCTGAAGAAGGTTCTGGCTAGCGGTCTCGTCAAATATGTCTGCATTGCCACCGGCTTCGATTTCTTTGCGGGATTTATCCCTGTCTATGTGGGGGTTGCATCCGTCACCATCGGCCCGGGCATGGGCTTCTTTGGCGGGAAGAAGCATCAAACCACTATCACTACGGCAAAGACGCTTGCTCAGCTTCTCGACGCGGGATCCGTGCAGCCGTCGAAGACCTATCTCCTCTATGCCATCAGGAGGATATCCGATGGCACGACGGATTTCGTGATGTCGCTATCAGCATCGGAGGCAGGTGTTGCAAAGCCGGCCGGCTGGGAATGTCTATCCGGCAGCCGTGTGGGCCTCATCCTCACCAATGCGTCGGGAAACGTCATCCCGTTCTGGCAGACCGGTAATGAAGTCAACACCGATAGCTACGCGTGGTTCACCGCCAATACCAATGCACAAGGCTTGACAATACCGAGCAATATCCCCGTAGGGCTAAGTGTTGATATCTCCGTGCAAATCGACACTGTCGTAGCAAGCACAGGTCAGGATTGTATAGCGATTATATCAGATGCCGCTGCCGCCAACTATACCACTGGTGCCGCCCATAAGGTGCGGTGCCGGTTACGCTCTGGCAACGATTATCCCGATCAAAGCGCGGCGGCTGGCAAAGCGCGCAGCAATGCCAACGGTCAGCTCTGGAGGTACGTCGCGGTGACAAGCACGGCCTGCGCAGCCTCCTTCTTCGTCTGCGGCTGGAATGACTACACCTGCAAGAGGCTCTTCGCATGACAATTGTGTACGTTCGCTACGACAAGGCCGGAACCATCCTTGAAATATTCACCCGCGATCAACCAAATCTTGATCTCATCGCTCATGACGACCAAGAGCCCGCTATTGCGAAATATCTCCGCGACCCAACAGGATCGGAAGATCGCTTCCCAACCCTCCGGAAATGGCAGCTCTGGCTGGCCGCTCTCGAACTCGAGCCGCCGATCCTCAAGGCCGATGTCCTCTCCGCCGTCACCGGCATGGCCGGCATGTCGATGAAAGACAAGGAAACGGTGCGCATCATGATCGAGGACGCGCAGGAATATTCCCGTAGCGATCCTCGAATTGATCTGCTCTCGGTGGCCATGGGCATCCCGCCGAGCCAGATGGACGATCTCTGGAAGTGGGCGGCCCAGATCGAGCCCGTGTAACTTCCACGAGCCTCAGACCACGGGCGAGACCGGCCCAGCAGGCCGGTCTCGCCCGGCATC